TGGACGCACGCCCCGAGCGGAGGCTCCGCCCGCCACCTCTACGCCCTCCCCTCGTGGGCGGCGCAATGCGCGGAGATGGTCCTCCTCCGGGTGTCCTTCCCCGAGGCGGAGGGGGTGGAGGAGGAGGCCCTCGAAGGGGTTTCCGTACCGGGTTCCCGTACCGGGTGACGTTCGAAAGAGAAAAGGCCCCGTTTCCAGGGCCTTTTCAGAGTGCGAGGAGGGGGACTTGAAGCCGCTCGGTGTGGGCGGAAGGCCGGGGTTGTTGGCGGTTCGGGGTCCGTGGACCGCCAACAACCGCCCCCTTCGCCGGGGCGTTCCCGTACCGGGTACGGGTTGCGGTTCAGTACATCAGCACGCGCGCCGCACGGGGCGAAACCACCGTGGCGGACATCACGCACGCGACGCAGAACCCGAGGGCCGCGACGCCCACCACGCTCGCGGCGCCCACCATGGCGAAGCCCGCGGCGTAGCGCGCCGAGTCGATGACGCGGGCACAGCGCCCCGAGGGGCGTTTGTAGGGGTCGTCCATCTCATCATCCTCCGTAGGCGGCGCGCGCGAGGCGGTCGTCCAGCGCGCCCTCTGGCGCGAGGAACCACGCGGTTTCCTGTCCGAGCTTCCACGCCGCGAGTCGCCCGCTGTCGTGTTTCTGGCGCGTGCGAATGATCCCGTACGCGGGGCCCTCGCGCCCCGTCGCGGCGCGCGCATCGTCGGCCACGAGGAGCTCCCAGGCGCGCCACCGTTCGTGCTCGGGGACTGCCGCGAGCTGGTCCGCGTAAGGCGCCATGCGCGACCACAGGCCACCGGCCCCGCGCGAGAACGCGGTGAAGGCGAGGAGCACCGCCCACGTGCTCGATTCGTCGATGGGGTCGAGGCTCGTGGGGAGCTTGCGGCGCGCGTTCTCGAGGTGACGGCGGAGGTTCGCGAGGCCCACGGCCACCTGGTCCGGCACGCCGCGCTCCCCGCGCCACCCCTCGGGGTCGAGTGTGGCCGGGCGCCCGAGGAGCTTCACCACGAGCTCCGACGGCGCGAGCTTCACCCACGCGTTGTAGTCCGCCTCGGGGTCGAGGCTGAACGGCCGGCGGCGCTCCGTTTGGAAGTACCCCACCTCATCGAAGGGCGCGCGGCGCTTCGGGTCGGTGGCCTCGCCCGTGTTCTCGTCGCGCGAGGCGAACGCGGTGAACCCGAGGAACACCATCGCAGGCACGCCCGGCCACGCGATCGGCACCTGACGCCGCAGCTCGGCGCCGAGGGTGCGGTTCCATCGCTCCAAGAGGCGCGGGAGCTTCTCGCGCGCGTAGGCGCGCGGGTGCCCCGTGCGCGCAGACCGCGAGCTCACCACCACCCCGCAGCGAACGCCTGCGCGATGCGCCAGAGCTCAGTGCCCCAGCCCACGAACGCCGTCACGTCGATCATCGGTCGTCTCTTTCTGCGGCGCCTGCCGCTCCGTCGTTGTCGGCCGACGTCGACGCGTCGACCGGGCCCGCGTCGGCGAGCTGGGCGCGCGCCACCGAGGCCGCGGCCACGATCACCTCGCGCCCCGCGGGGCAGATCACGTCCCAGGTCGCGAGGATCTTCGCGATCCCACCCGCCGCACCGACGGCGCCGCCCACGCACCCCGTGGCGAGCAGCACCGCGAGGCACACCAGCCACACGCCGCGCGCACGCGGTCGCCACGGCCCGGGCCGGTGCGACGGTCGCAGCGCCCACGCGACGACGCACGCGGCGGGGTAGAGCAGCGCGCACAGGCACCACGCGAGCCACCAGCCAGCGCGCCTCACGCCGCCCTCACGATCTCGACGGGTGCGCCGCCGTCGCAGCCCTCGCCCGTCGCGGCGATCACGGCCACCGCGAGCAGCCCCACGTAGACGCGCCAGAGCGTGCGCATCGCGCGCCTCACGCCGCACCGCCCAGGCGCGCCGCGAGGGCGCCACCGACGGCCAGCACGAGGGCGCCGGGCCCGCCGCGCACCGGGAGGCCACGGGCGGCGGCGACGATGTCCGCGACCCTGACTCCCGCGAGGAGGAGGATGCCTGCGATGCACCCGCCCTGGATCCACTCCGAGGCGGGGCGCACGAACAGCAGCACGCCGCCGAGGATCGCGAGCGCCAGGCCGTCGATGATCGTCGCGAGGGCGCGGGCCCCGAGCGACTCAGGCGCGGGCGACGTGCTCGGCGCCGGCGGCGGGAGTAGCGCGGCGACGCCTGCGAGCAGCGCCTCGTGGGCGACGGGCTTCGCCAGATACGCCCACCCGCGCGGGTCTGCCACGGCCGGGAGCGACTCGGGCGCGCGCCCGCTCACGAGCAGCGTGGGCACGCTCCGCGACGTGAGCGCGGCGTGCAGCGGCGCTGCGTCGCTGTCGAGCGAGAGGTCGAGCACGCACGCCGTGGGCGTCGAGCCCGCGAGCGCCGCGAGAGCTCCCGCGACGGTGTCGGCCTCGGTGACGTCGTGGCCGCTCTCGCGCAGAGGCGAGACGAGTGAGAGGCGGGCGGCTGCGTCGTCGTCGACGACGAGGACGCGGGGGCGGGGTGTGGGGCTCAATCGAGGTCTCCGGGTGCTGGGTAGGCTCACGGGCGCGTTCCTTCGAGGGAAGACGGCCCAGCGCCACGCGACGCCGGGCTCGTCGGGGTGGATCAGATGGTCGAGATGAGGAGGCCGTAGTCCGTCGAGAGGTTGGTGGCGGCGATGCCGGTGAAGGTGAGCGAGTCGCTGCCGCCGCTGCCGACGGTGTAGGCGAGCGAGATGGCGCCCATGCCGCTCGGGTCGGCGCTGCCGTTGTTGTCGGCGAGCTCGCCGCTCACGACGCTTCCGACCAGCACGCTGTTGCCCGACGAGCCGCGGCGCGCGATGAAGGTGATCTCGCGGTAGAGGCTCTTCGCGAGGTCGCTCGTGTTCTTCACCGCGACCCACACCGCCACGCGGCGCAGGCTCGAGGTCGAGAGAGCCGGAAGCGAGATCGTCTCCGGCGTGGCGTCCGTCGTGGTGAGGGTGGCGCGCGAGCCCATCGCACCGAGCGAGCTGGTGAGGCCGAACTGCGTCGCGTTCTGGTAGCCGTTCTGACTCGCGCTCGCGGCCTGAACGTTGAGGCCACCGGCGGCGCGGGTGATGACGCCCGACGAGTCCACCTTCGCGCGGAGCTTGCCGCCGCTGATCTCGAGCCCGGGATCGGTGGCGAGATCGACGGCGATGGAGCCGCCCGAAATGGCGATGCCGTCACCCGCCGTGTAGCTCGCGCCACCCGAAAACTGCGTCCACACGAGGGCGTCGGTGCCCACGACGGCGCCCGACGAGACGACATAGCCGCGGCCCGCGGCGACGGTGCCAGCTTCGACGAACGTGAAGCCCCCCGCCGCGTTCGAGGCCGCGGCCATGTCGGCGGCGCGCGCCCACGAGCCCGCCGCGGCGACGTAGATGCCGTTCTGCGACGCGGTGCTCTGGTCCTTGACCAGCACGCGGTTGCCCGCGACGACGGACACGCCGTCGATGGTCTGCTCACCGCTCAGGGTGAGGTTCGCCGTCGAAGCGGCGGCGACGGAGGGCTTCACGTCGAGGCCCGCGGCGACGCTGTCCACGTACGCCTTCGTTGCCGCGTCGGTGGCGTCGCTGGGCGTGAGGAGGTTGGTGATCTTCTGGCTGTTGACCGAGAGGGAGCCCGTGAGCCCGCCCGACGCCGTGCGGAGGTTGCTCTCCGACTGCGCGCCCGTGGTCACGTCGCTCGTGGTGGCGAGGTTGGTGCCGCTCTTCTGGAGGGTGCCCGTGAAGTTGAAGGCCGCGGTGAGGTCGATCTGTGACGAGTCGGCCTTGCCGGTCGACTGCGGAACGAGAAGGCTCTTGAGATCTTGCGACATTCGATGTGCTCCGTGAAAAGCGCCGCCCTATGCGGCGCGTGGGTGACAGTGAATGGCTACGGCGCGGCGCCGATGGCCTTGCGGTAGCGCGTGGCCCACGTGGTCTGTGACCACACCGAGGTCTCGACGCCTGCGCGCAGAATCGAGCCGTCGAGGCCGTTCCCGCCGCCGTTCGCTCCGAGGCGCCACGAGCCCGCCGCGCCCCAGGTGAGCGGCGTGTCCACGCTCTTCGAGGCGACTTGCCGCCCGTCGACCCACACGCGAAGGGTGCTCCCGTCGTAGGTCGCGCCGACGAGGTGCAGCCGGTTGATCTCGACCTCGTTCGCACCCGAAGAGACGGTGTCGTAGGTCGGTGTGCTGCCGAAGGGCGCGAAGGCCCGCACGACGCCGTTGGGGAGGATGTCCACGAAGGCGCCAAAAGGCGCGCTCCACGACGCGCCGTAGTCTCGCGCGATGACGCACCCGGCGGAGCCGGGCATCGTGCGGAGCACCACGAGCGCCCACAGGGTGACGGCCGTCGTGGTGCCCGTGCTCGGGTACACGCCCGCGCCGCCGTTCACCTCGCTTGTCGAGGCGCCCGTGCATCGGAGCGCCGTGCCCGCGAGCGGAGAGAGCGCCTCGGTGTATCCGATCTGCGCGGCGCCCGCGTCGGCGAGCGAGCACGACACAGAGCCCGTCGAGGCGAGCGGCGAGGCGCCCTCGGAGCACTCCCACAGGAGCGCGCTCGAACCCGCGGGGCGACGCAGCGCGAGGAGGCGGTCCAGCACGGTCGATGACGGGAGGGCCTCCGGGGCGCCGTCTGCGTCGAGGCCGAGCATCGTCGAGGGCGTGGCGTCCGCGGGGATCAGCACCGCTTCGAGGTTGCGTGCCATCTCAGACCTCCACCGCGAGCAGTTCGCCCGTGACCGCGACCGAGAAGAGCACCTTCACCTGCCCTGTCGCGCTGTTGACGGTGCACGTCGGTGAGAGCGTGCCGCCTTCGGTGCGCACTGCGTCGATGGCGTAGACGCCGCTCCCGCTGTCGTAGACCTGTGCCTCAATGGTGCCGTGCCACCGTCCCGCGCCGCTCGCTTGGAGCGCGCGCCCGCTAAGGCGCACGTAGGCCGGGAAGCTCCCGGGCGTGAGGGTGACCAGCGTCTGCGCGGTGAAGGTGAGCGTCGTACCGCCCCCGCCTCCGCTCGCAGCCGGCGCCCATGTGGTGCCGTTCCACGTGAGTGCGTCGCCCACGCTCGGTGCGGCGCTGGACACCTCGCGCCCGCGCAGGTAGCCCGCGTCGGCGAGGTACGCGGGGAGTGAGCCCGCCACATACGGCCCTGGCGCGGGGTCCGCGGCGCGCCCGCACGCGAGGGCGAAGCCGTTCCCGAGCGCGAGCCACCGCCCGCCCTCGAAGACCAGCGCGAAGAGGTCGGAGGAGGAGGACGGGACCGCGGGCGTTCGAAGCCCCAACCACGACACGAGGTCTGTGGAGGTCCAGAGCCACGGCGCGGCGCTCGAGGTGGCCACCCACGCGCCGTCCTGATACCGGAGCTCGGTGAGGTACGTGGGGAGGAGGTCCCCGGCGGGAGTCTCCGCGGTCCACGTGGTCCCGCTGTTGAGCGAGCGGTAGAGGTTCTGCGAGGTGCTCCCACCGAGGCGGTACGCCACCACCTCCCCGTCCTCACCCGCCGCGAGGCGCCACGAGGCGGAGATTCCGAGGGTGGACTTGTATGCGAACGCGGCCCCGTCGCTGGAGCTGTAGACCTGTCCGCTTTGGGTGATGAACACCCACCGCTCCCCGTCGAAGACCACGTCGCGCCCGTCGGCGCTGCGCGCGGTGCCCGAGACGGAGTAGGCGGACCAGTTTTGCCCGCTGTCGTCCGAGTAGAAGCCCTCGGACGCGGTGAGGAGGAAGGTCCTCCCGCCGTGCGACGCGAGGGCCTTGGGCTCGCTCGGTGAGCTCGGGAAGCTGGCGCCCGACCACGAGCCCGACCCGGACCCGATCGCGCCCACGCCCGAGCCATCGTCCACCACGGTGGTGTGGAGCTCGTACCCGCCGGACGTGGTGCCCGCGAGCATCCATCGCACGCCGTCCGTGTGGAGCGCGAAGGGCGCGGCCATCCCCGAGGGGACGTTGGTGCGGCGCGTCCACGTCTCGCCCGTCTGCGACACGCGGAGCGAGGTGGTGGGGCCCGTCTCCTCCCCCACCACCGCGAAGCGATAGCAGGCGTCGGTCCCGTCCGAGGTGGCGGTGTCTACGTCGAAGGCAAGGCGCGTGGGCGCGTTGAAGGTGGCGGGAGAGGTGGCCCACGCGGAGCGCGTCCATGCTCCGAGGTTCGGCCCGCGCAGGAACTCCACCCACTGGCCCGCGAGGCCCACCAGGAAGTTGAAGTAGGGCGCGGGGGGCAATTGCCCCGGCGCGAAGCCTGCCGCCGAGAGCCCCGACGGGGGCTCCACCATGTCACCCGAGGCGGCGGCGGTAGCCCACGAGAGGGGGCGTGAAGGACGTTGGGCCATTAGGCGAGCACTCCTGCGAGGCGCCCACCGACGGTGCCCGCGATGTCTGAGAAGCCGTGCGCGTTGTCGGTCTCCACGCGCTCTCCACTCGCGAATCGGAAGGCGCTGCTGTACACGTCCAGCGTGTGGAGCTTCACGCCTGCGGCGCGCGCGCGCTTCAAGAGCGTGTGAAGGGTGGCGGTCCCGAGCGAGGGCGCGGCCTCGGGGGAGACCAGCACCGCGGCGGGGAAGAACTCTTCGAGCGTGTAGCCCGTCGCGCCCATGAGCGCGGCCACCACCTGGAGGAGTTCATCGCCCGTGCCCGCGCTTCGGTTGCACTTCACCACCACGAGGAGGACGGCGCGGTAATCCGCGTCGGAGAGCGAGCCGCGCGGCCACACGAGGAGCTCCCCGAGCTGGTCCAGCGCGTGGCCCGTCGCGTCCGCGAGCGTCGCCCCGAGCACGTCCCACAGCGCGTCCTCCACCTCCTGAACTTGGTCAAGGGCCGGGGCGAGGAGCGCCACCACGTCCTCGAGCGAGCGGAACTTGTGCGGGAGGAGCGCGACGCCGGCGGCGCTGTGCTCCGTCTCGTGGGTGTGCGCGGTGACGGCGTCGGGCTCGCTCATACCAGCACCGTGGCCACGGTGATGCGCGACGTGTCGAAGGTGGCGCGCTGGCGGAGGAGGACCGCGAGGTTGACCGCGAAGACCGCGCCCGACGCGAGGCCCACGAAGGCCACCACGTCTTCGACGCCCGCCACGCCCATCACCGTTTCGATGATGCGCGCAATGCGCACGGGGTCACCCGCGAGGAGCGTGTCACCCCAGGCCACCACCGCGGCCTTCACCGCGGCGTCCCCGGCGTAGGTGTCGCGGCGCGCGCCCACCGCCAGGGTGACGTAGACCGCGAGCTCCGTGGGGCGCGTGAACGCGACCGTGCGGGCCACGCCGTCCGCGTCGAGGGTGGTGCCCGAGGTGGACCCGTACGCGCGAATGCCCGCGGGCTTCGAGGCCCACAGCGCGGCGCGGATGTTCGCGTCGGTGCCACCGAGGACCAGGGCCTCGAAGGCGTGCGGCGGGATACCGTCCACCGTCGCGTCCGTGGGGTTCTCGAACACCACCGCCTGGCGCACCGAGGCGACCGCGGAGAGCGCGGCGGTGATGGCGCCCACGGTGCCCGCGCCAGGGCCTTGAATCTCGCGCTCGCGGCGAAGGCGGAGCGCGGCGTCCGTCTCGACGGCGCGGCCGGGTGTGGCGTCCGCGAGGTTGGTAACGGCGCTCCACCCGGAAACCGGCGTGGCAATGGTTGTGAGCGTGCCCGCGTACGCGAGGAACACGCCCGCGGTCTCCGCCTCCGCGGCCACGGTGATTTGCGCCGAGGACCCCGTGGAGTTCACGGCGTCCGCGAGCGTCACCCACCTGTTGGTGGTGTCACCCGCGACGTGCGCGACGGAGCCCGCGGGAATCGTGCGCCCGGCGGCGACGGTGAGGCGCAGAGAGACGGTGCCCTTGGTGGCGGGCGCGCGCGTGGTGCCCGTGATGGCGCAAAGGTCGTCCAGCGCCGAGAACGAAGCGTTGCGCGGAGAGCGCGCGCCGTAGACCAGCTCCGCCGCTTCCCAGAGCTCGCGGAGCTTCGTGGCCACCACGGCGTTGAGGTTGCCCACCACCGACTCCGCGGAGGTGTCCAACGTCGGGTCGATGGTCGCGCGCTGCGTCGCGGCGATCTCGTCGGCGATCTCCACCGCGGTCTTCGCGGTGAAGCCCGTGCTCGAGAGGCCCGCGGTCAAGGCGTCACCCGGAAGGCGTCGAGGGTGACGGGCTCCCCGTCGATGGTGCGCGCGTCGAAGGCCACCGAGCTGGCGCGCGTAGCGCGGTCCAGGTCGAGGGAGAAGGAGCGGAGCGAGGCCACGCCGGGACACGTCGCGATTGCACGGCGGAGGAGGGCCTCCGCGAGCGCGGTGCGCCCTTTCGCGAGGATCACCGACAGGGCGGGAATGCCCACCGCGCGGTCCAAAACGTATTCGCCCTGCCACAGCGACAGGCGGAACCGGAGGCGCTGGCCCACGGCCTCCGCGCCCGGCTCGGTGAGGCGCGCACGCCCGCCCGCGAGGAGCATCCGGCCGGTGAGCGGGTCGAGGGCGAGGTCTCGCACGGGCGGAGCGTGCGCGGGCGCGCGTGCGAGATTCAACGGCGCGCACCCTCGCAACCCATTCACGGAGCGCGTGACGTGCGTGCGAGCTCCGCCGTATCCTCCGCCCCGATGGCCCTCCTACGTCTCGTCCTCCTCGTGGTGCTCCTCGTGGCGTGCGGTCCCGCTGTGTCCTCGGGCACGCCCACCGATGCGCCGCCCGAAGAGGGGACGTGCGCGGCCATCGCGGGAGGAGGGTGCGCGTGCGGCGCGGCCTCGGGCGTGTGGCGCTGCGTCGGCGAGTCGCCGGTGTGCGTGTGCAACGTGGCCGACGCCTCGAGCGATGTGGCCCCCGAGGACGTACCCGAGGACACGAGCGGCCCCGATCCGGCCGCGTGCCTCGGGCCGTGCGCCGCGGACGCAGACTGTGAGCGAGCGTGCCGCACCACCGCGAGCGATCCGGCGGTGTATTGCTGCGTCGAGAGCCGGTGTGTGAGCGCGCGCGCCGCGTGTCCCGCGCCTGGCGTTGATGCGCGGGTCTGCACCGCCGGCGCCTGGGGTCCGGTGTGCGCTCGCACCGCGGACTGCAACCTCCTGTGCGGCGGGAGCTCGTGGTTCTGCACTCGTGGCGCGGCGGGCCTGCCTCGGTGCGAGAGCACCGCGGACGCGGGGCGGTAGCTACGTCGCCTTCGCCTTCGTGGCCGCGGTCGAGGCGAGCGAGGGTATGGAGCCCGTGGGGGCCGCGGCGGTGCCTGTCACCGCGCCGCCCGTGGCGCTCGCGCCCGTGACCGCGTGGGTGTGCGCGTTGAACGCTGCGCGCACCGTCGAGAGCCGCGCGTCCACGAGCGCCGCGAGCGCCACGAAGTCACCGGCCACGCCCCCGAGGTGCACGGTTCCATCGGGGTCAACGGCCACAACGACCGCGTCCCCCTGTGCGATCTCCAGCGCGCCGTTGGGGCGGAGCGTGATGCGCGCGGCGCCCGCGTCGCTCCCGAGGACCAGCGCGGCGTCCGAGTTGGTGAGCACGCCGTCCGTGCCCGTAGCGCGCGGCGCGCGCGCGAGCGCGCGGGAGCGCACGTAGAGGCCGGGGAGCGCGACGCAGTTCGCGAGGTGGTGGCGCCGCAAGTCGTCGGGGTCCTGGGGTGCGCCATCGCCAGCACGCCACGCGCCCGCGGAGCCCTCGAGCGGGAGGAGGAGGACGGTGTCGCCCGGTTGGAGTGCGCCCGCGAAGAACCACGAACCGATGCGCGGCCACACCACGGGCACCGAGGGCACCACCGGGCACTCCTCCCAGGTCACGGTCCCATCGCCCTGGGGGACGGGGAAGTTGAGGAGGGGGAGGATGTTCGCCGTCTGCGTCGCGGCGTCGTAGCTCTCGACGCGCCCCGGCTGTGGGCCTCGGTGTTGGAGCTCGTACCGCTCGAGGTGGGCCACGAGAAGGTCTTGGAGGTCCGGGTCGATGGGGCGCGGTCCGAAGCTCATTGCGGGCGCTCCTTTAGGGTCAAGTTCGCGTACCACTCTTCGCCGCGCGTGTTGCCGGTGAACTCCACCTCCTCCACGCGATAAAGCCCGTTCACGATGGCGCTTCGAAGGTCCACCAGGCGCCCCGGCATGAGGTCCGGTTGAATGAGCCCCGTGGCCTTCACCGTGCGGGACTTGCCCACCTCGGGGGAGCCCACGAGGCCGGTGTCCGGGGAGAGCACCACCGCCGTGCGTTGCAGCGCGCGCCCGATGGGGAGGAGCTGCAACACACCGTCTTGAATCGACCACTCGAAGCCCGCGGTGGCGAGCACGCGCGCGAGCTCCGCGGCGGCGGAGCCGTGAACCACGGTCCCCTCCGCGAAGGTCGCGCCCACGCGTCCGAGCTCCGCGCCCTGGAGGGCCTCGGGGAGGTTGCCGCGCCCGATCCCGAGCGCGTCCGCGCACGCACCCACCACCTCCTCCACGCGCGCCCCGGCGGAGAAGGAGCGCGACACGCGCGCCGTCTGGAGAGCGTGTTCCCCGTCGCCGCCCGTGACGGTGCAGGCCCAATCCGTTCCCTCACGCACCACCGTCACCTTCCGCGAGTCGCCGCGGAAGAGCATGGTGAGCCCGCCCACGTAGCCCGCTTCAATCTGAACGAGCGCGCGGCGGAGGCCTCGAAGCTCTGCGCGGTGGGCCTCCGAGAGGTTGTAGACGATGAGATCGCACGTCCCCGCCCTCGCGCGGAGCGTGCGCTTCACCTTGAACTCCACGTCCAGCGCGCCCAACGCGAGCGTGCCCACCTGGACCCTCCACGCGCGGCCGAAGAGCTCCATTACCCGAGCTCCCCGGGGTCGAGATACACGAGCGTGTGACGGGCCCCGAGGGAGGAGAAGGACGGGTCCTCGGGCGCGCGTGTGTCGCTGGCCAGCGTGTCCACCACCACGAGGTCACCGGGCGGGCGTCGCGCGTCCAGCACGCCGCGGAGCACCGGGTAACCCGTCGAGAGCCTCCGCCCCGAGGTGATGGCCACGCCGTCCTGGTCCTCCACGGTGAGGCGCCACCCGCCGTCACGTTGGCTCCACTCGAAGGTGAGGAGGTAGTCTCGCGAGGCCAGCGTGGTGCGCTGCGTCCACCTCGAAGCGCCCGCCGGGGTGCAAGGAATCTCATTCACGGGAGGAGGCTCCTCGCGCTGTCGAGGGCGCGGGCGAGGGTGGAGCGCCGGTCGGTGGCGCGGGCCGGTTGCGCGCCGCGCTGGCCCGCGCGCTGGCCCCGGCGCTGCGCGGGCGTGGTGACGGCCACGCGCGAGGTCGCCACCCTGCGCACGCGGCGAAGGTCGAGGGTCACCGCGAGCACGCCGGACGTGTCCTTCGAACGGTCCACGCGGTAACGGGTCACTGCGAGGTCTGACACCGAGCGGAGCGACGTGGTGACAGACACGAGCGTGCCCGCCGCGGTGAGCGCGCGGAAGAGCTCGTCCATGACGCGCCGCCGGTCCACCTCACGATCCCACGACAGCACCGTGAAGGTCCTGTCCACGCCGCCCGCGCGCACCGTCGTGGCGCGCACCGAGCCCGTGAGCCCCGAGGGGTCCACGCGCGGCACCACGAGGGGCGCGAGTGCCACCCACCCCTCGAGCGTGAGGGTGTCGAGGCCGGGCCGGATGTGGTCGGACACCGCCGCGCCCTCCTCCACGGGGTGGTCCGTCACCTCCGCCGCGAGCTCCCACGCCTCGGTTGCGGTGAGGTCCAGCTCCACCGCGACGGTCGCGCCGCTCGGGTCGGTCCATTCGAGAAGTGTCGCCACGAGGTCCTCCTCCTACTCGTTCGCGTTGGTGGGGTGCGCTGCGTCGTTGCGCGCGCGGTCGCGCGCTTCGAGGAGCCGCACGGCCTCCGCCGCCGCGGCGCGCGGGTCGGTCACGCCGGTGACGTTCACCGTGTTGGTGGTGCGGTTGTCGTAGGTGCGCGGCGCTGCCACCGCGCCGGGTGTCTGCGAGGCTATCGCGGGCGCGGCCCCCGCGAGCGCGCCGCCCCCGAAGACGCCGCGCCACTCGTCCATGATGGTGCGCGGGGACACCAGGTCCCCCAAGAAGTTCGTAGAGCTGTTCCCGGAGGAGGACGCGGGGGTGACATCTTGCACCGCGAGGTCCACCGCGCGCCCCGCAAAGCGCCGCGCCGCACCGAGCACGCTCTCCACGCGGCGCGCGATGGCATCGACGGGAACACCCACGGCCTCGAGCGCGGAGCGAATCGCGGCCATCGCGGCGTCCATCATCTCGCGCGCGCCCGTCGTGAACGCGCGCCACTTCTCGCCCGCGGCGTCCAGCACGGTGCCCGCCTGGACACCGAAGTCCGAGAGGGCCGCGCCCGCGTCGTGGACCACGAGCTGGACGCCCTCCCACGCCAGCTTGAGTTCCGTCACGAAGCGCGCGCTGGTCCCCGCGCCGCCCATCGAATCGAGGAAGCGGCCAATGGCGGAGTCGCCCCCGTCAATGAGCGTGATGAGGTCGTCCACCGCGAGCGCGACGACGGCCACCACCGCGGCCACGCGCGCGAATTGGAGGAGCGTCGGCCCCCACGACGCCAGGAAGCGCGCGCCTGCGATGGCCCCGGCCACCCCCAACGCGACCATGGCGGTGCGCATGAAGTTGGTGTCGCGGGTCATCTTCACCAACCACGCGGTGGTCTTCGTGCCTTGCGCGGTGAGCCACGTGAGCGCCGGGAGGAGCTGGACCGCGATCACGCTTCGAAGCGACTGCGACGCCACCCGCTGGCGGTCCATGGCGTCCCCATAGGCGCCGGCCGCTTCCACGGCCTCGGGGAGCGTGCCGCCCCCAAGCTCCGCCATCTCCGCGCGCAGCGCCGCGAGCCCGCCTTCACCCTCGTGGAGGATGTTCGCCATGCGCGCGCCGCTCCGCCCGAAGAGGTCCTGTGCGAGCTGCGCGCGGCGCGCCGGGTCCGTGATGCCCGCAAAGTTGTGGGACAGGTCGTCCATCACGTCCGCGGTGGAGCGCACCTGTCCGTCGGAGTCCTTGAGCTGGACACCGAGGGCGCGGAACGCATCCGCGGGCCCCTTCGCGCCGCGGGCCGCGTCGGCGCTCGCTTGCTGGAGGTGTGAGAGGGCGGCGGACGTGGCCTCCGCCGAGAGGCCTGCACCGATGCCCGCGCGTTGCAGTTCCTGCAACTCGTCGGTGGTGGTGCCCATCGCATCCGCGGTGTCTTCGAGCTGGCCCGCCGTCTCTTCGAAGGCGTTCGCGAACTCGAAGATGGCGCCCAACACCTGTGAGCCCGCGAGCACGCCCGCGAGGCGTTGCGCGCGATCGATCATCCCGTCCACCTGGTGGGAGCCGCGCTCGAGGGCGCTCCCTTCCCAGGCGATGCCGAACTCCGCGAAGACCTGCCTTAGTGCGTCGCTCATAGGTCACTTCTCCCGCGCGATGTCCGCGAGCTCCGCCTCCGCGTCCGCCAGCGCGTCCAGCACGCGGCACGCGTCGAGGAGCTCCGCAACGCCCCACTTCGTGGAGACGGTGTGGAGGCTGTCCGTGTACCGCTTCGAGGTGGCCACGCGGTGGAGCGCCCACGGGATGCGCTCGGGGAGGACGAGAGGCACGCTCGGGGAGGAGGAGGTCCTCCTCCGTGGCGTTACTTCGCGCTCCCGAGCATCGCGGCCAAAGGGCGGAGGTTCACCTCCAGCGCGAAGGTGAGCCACCGTGCGAAGAGGTCCAGGCGCCCCATAAAGTGAAGGTCGAACACCTCCGAGAGCTTCGGCTTCTTGCCGCCCTCGAGCTCCACGCGCGTCTCCTCCGCGAGGGGGAGCCACACGGCCTTGAGCTGGTCCGTCGTCGCGCGCTCGAAGAGCTCCGCCGCGGCGCGGCCGATGATGTCCAGGCCCTTGCCCTTCACCTCGCCCGCGGGCTGTCCCGCAAGCTTGGTGATCT